TTTTCATATTTAGTTTTAGTTGACCAGTAGGTTTTTTCTTTGGTCTACCTTTTTGTGAACCATAGGTTCCGGGTCCCATTGGCATAATTAACATTTCCATTTGCGAAGGGCAAGAGCCTTACGAGTAGGTCTGCCTTTTTTGTCTTTCATTGGTCCTTTTACTCCTGACATACGGGCGCAAAATGATCTTTTGCGAGGACCTCCACCGGGTTGCGGTGCCTTAAGATTTGCACCAGTTTCCCTGTTGTATTTTTCTCGACCAGCTTTGGTGAGTCCGCCAGTACGACTTTTATGTTTGCCGATTTTTAGACTGACGTTTGCCATTAGACACCTAGTCCTTTTTTAACTATGGCTAATGCCTTATCATCTAAATCATTATCTGTTTGAGCTACTAATTTTTCTAAAAGCTCTACCACAAAAATCTTGAATTTTGGTGACTTAAGTGCAGATAATACGAATGGTTTAAGAATTGCTAACATTATTTTTTCTTGGGTAAAAGTGATTGAATAGGTACTACATCGGAGCAGAGGTGATATACACGTGACCCGGGTAGCAGGGTAAAGCCTGTTCTTTGAAGCTCAGCACATTTAAGTGCACGTACGAGCTCAAAATCTAATTGCATCTTTTCTTCTTGACGTTTAGCGATGGCTTTACATTGTTTGTATCCTTCCTTATCTAGAGGAACCATGAAGTTAACTTGGAAACCCCAGTTCTCATTTAACTGATAACTAGAAGGGTATAAGTCTCTTGTATCTTCATCCGCAGAATACGGATTGACATGGCTTCCCATATAGAAAGGACTAAACGTCATTGTTGATCCATTACATGAAATGCTTGGACCATAGTTTTGCCGTGATGATGCTCCATTGTTTTGAAATTGCACGGCACTATTTGTGACATTTCCCGTCGCTGCTGCGACTGGATTTGCATTGTTATTGGTATCTCCTTCTGCTAATACTGGGCTTACTGTGAGAAGACAGAGAGCGAAGTAGTAGTGGAGTTTATTGTGTAGTTTCTTGTGGTATCCCATTGCTCTACAAGCCCTGCTGCTCTAGTTGTTGTTTCTAAAGTCCAAGGCAAAGTGGTATCAGTAACAGTAAATACCGCATCGCCACCAGCGATACCAGCACTTGCTGATGCTGTGATATTTGAACCAGACCACGTATTTACTTCAGCTCCATATACCTGACGCTGTTCTACCTCAGTTATTACTTGAGTCGTAGTGGTCGTTGAGTTCATACTCCCTGATGTGAACTGGGGAGTGACAGTATTGGCTCTAGCTATGCTGGGTGATAACAGAGCTAAAAGCAGAATTAGTTTCTTCATGCTTTTGGTTTTGGTTTATTTGCCATAGGGCAATTTGTTGGTGTCTTACTTCCGCCATTCTTGCCAGTAGTAAGCCCGAACGTTGCCAGTGCGCCCGTAAAAACGCTGGCTACGAAAGTGATATCTGAGTTACCAGATTTCTTTACCATCGGTATATCGACATAATTCATCGTAATTATGAAACCAGACCAGACAACTACGCCTAATCTGACTAAAGTACCCAGAACTTCTAATTGATGTTCTTTTTCTTCTCCTATGTCTTTTAATTTACCGATGAGTCCTTTTTCTTTTTCTTTCTGTTCAGGAACTTTTCCTTCCATGTCTTTATCTTATCGTTTAAAAACTTCTGTATTTTCTCTTTTACTTTTTGAATAATAGGTTGAGTTACAGTCGTTGCTGCGACAGCCGTTACTGCTGCAACACTTGTTGTAATTAATACGTCAGTTGGTGGTATAGGTATAGGTGGTAAGGGTGGTAAATTCAGCGTAGGTGTTACTGGTGTTTCAGTGGTTTCTATAGGTTTTGTACCTTCAGGTTCTTTAAGATCACTCGGAGGAACTACTAAAGGTACATAATAAGGAACATCAGCCGTTGGTAAAGGTATTTCTACAGTTTTAATCTTTTGAATCGGTGGAATTACTATTGTCGGTATTTCCATTTTCTCGATCCTGTATTACTGCATTTGTAGCAATAATTGCTTGCTTACAATCTTGTATTGTTTGTACAGCTTTGTTATGTGTTTCAACAAGTTGTTCAAGTTGTTTTTTTAATTCTTCTGTGGATGGTTTAGTCATAAATAATTACCAAGGTTTTCCGTTTGCTGTTACTGGTGTGTTAAGAAGTGCTATTTCATCTTTTAAAGATTTTTCAATAGCAACAACTTCATCAGTTCCAAGTTTTGTTTTAACCCAACCAAGTACTATTGACTCAGTTAGATCTTTGTAAGGTATAAGAGTATCTGGTTTAGCAAGTTCTACCTCACCAGTTGCTCTTACTTTTTCTTCGCTACCGTCTAAACCTATTACACGATAAATAGCTTTTTTAACGTAGCCGTCAGTTAGTTCTCTTTCTAAGGTATTAACTTCCCATTTTGTAGTAATACTCATTATTCGCCATCATCCTCTCTTACTGGTGTAACGACTGGTTGTGAACTTTTAAATGTTTTCCAAGAATTTTTTACTGCATCTGTCCAAGCTGCATTACATACAGCACTAACCTCTGCTGGTTCTGCACTTATATCTGAGTCTGGATGCAGTACATACCTTTCAAAAGATCTTGTAAGTTCTTTGCCATCTTTTTTGATGACACTTGCTTTACGGACTTGTACCGCTTTATATTCACCGACAACTTCTATCTTGTCGTATTCTATTGTTTCTGTTAATGCCATAATTAGTTTGATATATAGGTCATGGTAAGCATAAGTTGTGTATCATCTGCAAAGTTATAATCTTGTGCATCATTCATTTCAGGAATATTATCAGTAATTTCTTCACGATTAACGTTAAGGGTGCTTTGATTTATGTCTCCATAAACCATGAAAGTAGAAGTACTACCCGGTCCAGAAGATGAATTACCTTTGTCAAAATAAGATATTACGGCAGCAGGGTGCAGACTAGATTGGTTTCTTGTAGTAAAAGGTAAACCTGCTATTCTTGCTGTTCCTGTTGATGAACCTTTGTCAGACAATTCAATATGGCATTGTATATGCACCAACCTGCCAACTTTTACATATCGCCCAACGTTAGTAGTATAAGTTTGACCAGTAGCATTTCCACCAAAAGTTATACTTGGTGTCCAAGCTCCTTCTTCATAATCGTTTTGAACGTTGGAAGAAGAATTACCAAATGCTACTGCACTACAGTTTAAAGTTGAATTACCAAAATTTCTAAAAGTTGTATCTGAGCAAAAGTTCCAAGCATTATCAGTATCGTTATGCCAAAGATGGTCAATATTATTACCTGTTCTATTTGAAAAAGCACCAGCAGCATCAGCAGCAATTAATGTACCATTATCTAAGAAAAGATCATTTCCACTAAGATCAAGATCACCAGAAATAACTACACCACCAGCATCAGTACCTATCTTCAAACTATTATCATGATAAATATTTACTGCACCATCATCATTACATACAATGCTGTTTTCATTTGCTTTTGCTTGTATATAAATATTACCGCCATCATCATCGTTTACATTATTTCTAATGTATAAATGGTTTTTATTATTATCTATGTACGAGGATGTGCCATTGTGATAAATTTTTAAATCATCACCACTTCCAAATCGACCCACTTTATCATCAACTAGACGGAATCCATCTCCAAATGTCCAGAGTCCAGCACTATCAACGCTTCCTCTCTCTGCATTATTAGCAACAAACTCTAATTTATCGCCTGAGTGTTCATACTTTAATCCACCTACATAAGAGTCATCACCGTCACCAAACATTAAATAACAATTTTGTGTGTTA